AAATGTTCTTATAATTAATTTTATTTGCTCTGCTTCTTTTTGACTTCTAGGAGTCATTTTGAATGAGAATCTGAAGTTTCTTAGTGTAGGACCATTGAACAATAACTCCATATTTGGGTTAAATACGGTTCCATCTTGTCTAGCTAATATTTGATTCATTGTTACATTACCACCTAATGCATTAACTGCACTTGCTGCTAATTTCTTAGTAATTAGACTTTGTACATTACCACTTATGTTACTATTACTTATTAAGTTGGTTATAGCTGTTTGTCCTTGTCTTGCAGCAGCTTCCATACGACTTTCACCTTCATTTACAAATCCCTCTTTACCACCGAGTGCACCACCTACACCTGTCATTAAGTCAGAAGAACCACCAATTGCAGCACCAACAATACTGTTCATTTTAGAATCACCAGCACTTATTGAATTCCCATCTTGAATGTTTGCTGGTATCTGTAATAATACAGTTCCTTTATTTACCAATGATTTGCTTGATACTCCCTTAGGAAGTCTATTTCTATTGATAGTATTTCTTCTATTACCTGGTAAAGAAACAAGAGTATTACCTCTACCAGCAGATTGACCTTGTTCTCCTATAGATGAATATTCTACAATATCAACTTGTAGATAGTCTGTAGTTTCCGTCATTGCTTCTAACGGATATCTTAATATACCACCCCTTGTTCTTATAGGTGCAGTGTTATTCTTTAGTATGTTAGATGTAACAGATTTAGTCTTTGTTTTATTATTTACATTATTATTTACATTATTATGATCACTAACATCAACACCTGTAGACTCTTCTATAATTTTGAGTCCTTCTTTAGAAATTTTAGGATCTAGTGAAAAAGATGTTTCTGCACTAAATCCAGTAAGACCAGCTTGGAAGAGGGATGGGTCAAAGAAGTCTTTAACACCTTTCCAGAAACCTCCTCCATTAACTACTTCAGTATCTCCAATAAAATCTTCGGGAGCTATACCAAATGCTGGATCATCATAATCTCGACCCCATTTATCAGTACCTTGGTTCTTAGCCATTATTAATATACTTCATTAATTATTAGTTATTTAGACGCATTTTCGCATAAGGTATTCCACGTAACGATTGTATCTCTTCATTCGATACAATATGCAACTGTCCTATTACCTCATCCCATGTATATTGTCTGAATCCACCCCAATGAAAATTAATACCTCTAAACCCCCATTGAAAAATATCAGTGACTGCTACTAAAGGAAATTCATCATATTCTATATCAGGTGTTTTGGGTTGATAAACAAATGTATAATACTTACCAGCCTCTGGAACTAATTCTGTTTCTGATAATATCTCCAGGATTTCTAGCATCCTATCATCAGGACTTACTGCACTAAGTATTTCTTGTTTTGCATTATCGATTCTATCCATTATTTAATACCTAGTTCGTTCTCTGTTAACACTTTAAATTCTAATTTACGATCTTTACAATATTCTGTTGCTGCTTCCCATTTTGCTTGATTTTTTACATATTCACATACTTCACGAATATATTTTTTAGTTTTTATTTTTTGTACTTTGGGTTCTATACATTGTTTCTTTGGTTTGATTTCAATTACATATTTTTTAATTTGTCCAGTGTTCTCTTTAACTTTAATATAGAAATCTGGAAAGTATCTATGAGCACGATTATCTATGGGAGATATATAACGAATGAAAAATTCTTCACTTCCCCATTCTAAAATATTCTGATTACTATCACAATATTTCATAAACTTTAGTTCCCATAAAGAACGGTATATTATATTGGTATAATCACCTCTATACTTCTTAGGAATGCTTGGTCTGAATTTTCCTTTATAAGCCATCTAAATAGAAATAATATAAGACTCGTAAGGTATTTAGAGTGGCAAAGGGTATAGTACGAAAAATAACAATGCAGGAGGTCAAGGAGACACTTGGCAAACTGTCGTTGACGAATCAGTATCAGGTTCATTTTTCAACTTTGAGTAAAACAATATCAGATTATCTCAAAAGGAGTAGAGGAATTATTGATGTTGATAATTTTTTATCTAGAAATGTTGGGATTTTATGTTCTGATGCATCTTTACCTGCTAGTGCATTTGCGACAGGAGAAGTAAAGGATAATTTTATGGGTATTCCTCAAGAGTTTGCTCATACTAGATTATATACTGATATTGATTTTACTTTTTATGTGGATGAAGATTATAAATCTTTAAGTATTTTTGAAGGATGGATGGATTATATTTCTAGTGGTGCAGATATTAATCCTGAAGAAAGGGCATTCTATAGAAGATTTAGGTATCCAGATGATTATAAAGTCAATACAATGACTATTACTAAATTTGAAAGGAATATGAAAAGTAAGTTAATGTATGAATTTAAAAATGCTTTTCCTAAATCTATTACATCTTTACCTGTTACTTATGGATCAGCAGATTTATTAAAAGTTACAGTTAACTTTAACTATGATAGATACGTTGTAAATAGAAGTTAAAATTACCCCTATAAATAAAATTACTGAAGTGTGAAAACATTATGCCATTACCAAAGATTAATACTCCTACTTATGAGTTAACTTTACCATCTAATAATAAGAAAATTAAATATCGTCCCTTTCTCGTAAGGGAAGAGAAGATTCTTATTATGGCATTGGAAACTGAAAATAGTGAAGATATATCAAACTCTGTTGTAGATATATTATCTGAATGTGTCCTTACAAAAGGAGTAGATGTTACTAAACTTGCTACTTTTGATATTGAATACTTATTCTTGAATGTTCGTTCAAAATCAGTTGGTGAAACTGTTGAAGTTAATATAGTTTGTCCTGATGATAATAAAACATCAGTTCAAATGGAAATTAATCTTGATAGTATTAAAGTTCAAAAAACTAGAGGGCATAAGAATATTATTAAACTTGATGATCAATACTCTCTGAAACTTAAATATCCTTCTCTTGATGAATTTATTGGAAATAATTTCGATACTAATGAAAGTAATGTGGTTGATAAATCTCTCAATATGATTAGTTCATGTATTGAAATGGTTTATGATGAAGAAGAGAGTTGGGATGCTTCTGATTCAACTAAACAAGAATTAGAAGAATTTGTAGAACAATTGAATAGTAAACAATTTAAAGCAATTGAGAAATTTTTTGAAACAATGCCTAAACTTTCTCATAAAGTTAAAGTGAAAAATCCAACTACTGAGGTCGAGTCTGAAGTTGTATTGGAGGGATTGGCAAGTTTTTTCACCTAAGTATGGCTCATACTAGTCTTGAGTCATACTATAAAGTAAATTTTGCCTTGATACAGCACCATAAATACTCTTTAACAGAGATTGAAAATATGATCCCTTGGGAAAGGGAAGTGTATGTGACTTTATTAAAACAGTACATAGATGAAGAAAACCTAAAACAACAAAGTGGCAGTTAAACCTTTAAAAATAAATACAACTAATATCAAATCTCCTTTTGGTAGTGGAGGTTCTATATCAAAAATTTCTGCTGGTACTACATTTAACCTTAAATCAGCAGAAGCACTTAAACCTACTACTATTGAAAGTCCAACACTTGAGATGGAACTTGCTGATGATATGGAGGTAGTTAAAAAGGATATTAGTGGAATTAGTAATAATGTTAATAGTCATGGAAAACGTATTAATATGCTATCTGGGGCAGTATCCACCCTAAATGAACAGTTAGAAGAAACTACTGCAGTAATAAAAGATATTGGAAATGCATTAGCATTAGATTTTGCTAATAGAATTACTGAACAGAAAAAAGATAATAAAGCATTAAAAGCACAGAAAGATTCACTTAAAAAAGATCGTGCTGAAAGTAAATTAGAAGGTTCAAAAAAAATAGGAAAAGGTGCAGGTATAGGATCTAAATTGGGTAGTGTAGCAAAAGCAGGAACAGGACTTAATTTTGGTGGCATACTAGATGCTGCTAAAATTCTTGGTGTTGGTATTGCTATTAATGCATTGTGGCCAAAAATAGGTGATATATTTACGTGGACAATGAAAAATCTTGATAAGGTATTATTAGTTGGGGGAGCAATACTTGCACTTAATGTTGTTGGTGGAATTGGTACTTTACTTAAACTAGGTGCTCTTTTAACAAATCCTTGGGTGCTTGGAATATTGGGGATTGCTGCTTCTGGATTTATATTTGATAAGATAGCAAAAAACATAAGCGATTGGTTTAAAGGTAATCCAGATAAGGATTTTGTAGGAGATGCGATACCAGGTGCTCCAGAAAATGCTAAACCTGGTGAATGGTTTAAGGATAAGAATGGAACAATCTGGGTAAAACAGAATTTTGATTCGTCTAATGGTGGATGGTCAAAATTTAATAAGGGTTGGTTTGGGAGAAAAACTCCTAAAGGTAAAGAGATACAACCACAGAAGATGCATGATGGTGGAATAGTAGGTGGTCCTACTCCAGAAGTTCTTACACTTCTTCGACGTGGTGAAGGTGTTATTGATGCTGATACAATGGCAGCACTTTCTCAAAAACCTAAAGGAATAAATTTAATTGAAATGGATTTACCACCAATAAAAATTCCTCCAAAGGAGAAGAAAGCTCCCTTAGGAGAAACAACGGAGGTTAATTATATTTCTTCTATTAATTCGACTAATCCTTATATGATTAAAACCCCAAAATTGCATGGAATATTAGTATAAGATTATGCCATTACCAGCAGTAGCAGTAGGAATAGCGAAAGTAGGAGCCATTATTGGTAAAGGAGCAATGGCAGCAGGAAAGGGACTTGCTGCTGGTGTAAAGGCTGGTGCAAAGATTGGTTCTTCTGCTGTAAAAACTGGATCTCGTGCTACAAGTAGTAGTGTAAAAGGTGCTAAGAATTTAAAAATATCAGTAACTAATATTAGAAGTGTTCTTAATAAAAAAACTAAGAGATTGGGTAACTTGCAGAAAATAAATAAAAGGATAAAAAATAATATATTAAAATCTGAATTAAAAATTCAAAAGGAAAATAAGTTAGAGTCTCAGAATAAAAAGAAGAAAATAAAAATGCCAGGACCAATAAAAGGTGCTATTGCTAAAATAGGACAAGTTGGTGGATTATTATTAGCTGGAATTGGGATAAATGCTCTTTTTGGAATGTTAGATAAAACAAAAACAGAAGCTGATGATTTGAGTAGTAAAGTTGATTCAATGTGGGGTTCTACTGCTAAAGACAGATCAAGTCTTGAAAATAAATTAAATAAGATTGATACTAAAAAATTGATAGAAGATGGTAAGGAATTTGGTAATATGATGGAGAGAGAGAAATCAAATATACCAGAGAATATTAAAGATCCTAACTCACCTATAACAATAACTGATTCTAAAGGAAATACTAAAAAACTATCAGGAAGGGAATTTCTGTTTTCTACAATGAAAGATAATGAAGAAGAAAAATTAAATTCTTCAGATGGTACAGGTTCAGGAGATGGTACAAGTTCTACAAATAATAATGGTATTACTCCTTTGAAGAATGATAAGAATCTTAGTAGTTTGTTAAATAATGGTGATGATAAACAAACTGTGATTTTGACAAGACAAGTTGTTGAAGTACCAGTATAGGAGGATATAAATGTCAGGAAGTGCAGCACGAGCATCCATCTATGAGAAGATGGAAATTAGTAAAGATGGTAAGAATGCCAATCTTATAGGTAAAACTGTAAGTTTTGATTACTATGAAAGTTTGTATTCTCCTGAAGTAACTGCTACTTTACTTTTTGTTGATGCTGGTGCATCTATTGAAACTAGTAAAGAACAAGATAGTCAGGGTAGACTTGGAAGTATTAAAAGTGCATTACCAATTACTGGTTATGAGGATGTTCAAGTAAAAATTAAATCTAAGTCAGGAACTTTAAATTTTCCATTTAAAGTTAATGCTGCTCCCACATTAACAGAAGATTCAAATCGTCAAAGTGTTTTTCTATCTCTTAAATCTAGTTCTGCTTATGAAAATTTAGATATTAAAGATCCATGTAAGAAGTATAAAGGTAGAATTAGTGATACTGTTAAAAAAATACTTAAAGATCTCAATGTAAGAAAATCTACTATAGATCCTACACAAAATAATTATGATTTCTATTCACATGGGGTAGGTGGATTAGATTTAATAAATGATTTATGTAGAAGATCTATTCCCCAAAATGGTGATCCTGCATACTTCTTTTATGAAACACAGAGAGGTATTAACTTTAGAGGTATAGATAATCTTATATCTCAAAGTCCAGTCGAAACTTATACATATTCTGGTGGTTCTAAGGCAAATCTTGATAATGATAATAATGACTATAGAATTTTATTGCCACCAAATATTATTAAAGATCAAGACGTAGAGGAAGCATTGAAGTATTATAGTAGTCGTAATGTATTCTTTAATCCTCAAAATCTTGAAGTTGAAGAACCTAAAATTTATTCACTAAAGAATAGTAAGGTTAAAAAACTCTTGGGAAGGAAGCCAGCATTTGAAGATAAGATAAAGAGTTATAGTACATCTAACTTTGTTGTTTTAGATGTTGGTAGCACTGATACTGATCCTAATGTAATTACTCCTAATAATGATCCAAGAGAATGGCAAGCAAAATCTCCTATGAGATATAATCTTCTACATTCTCAAATAATGGAGATTCAAGTTCCTTGTAACTTACAACTAAATGCTGGTGATGTAATTAAATGTGAATTTCAAAGACAAGGTGAAACTGCAATGGGTGGTGTTGATCAACAACAAAGTGGTAAATACTTAATATTACATCTTTGTCATCATTTTGATACTGAAAGGTCATATACTTCTATGACCATATGCCGTGATGCTTACGGATTATACACTAATAAGAGTTAGATATGACTGATAATAACACATATTTTGGTAGTGATGGATTACGTCCTTTTATAGGGAAAGTAGTTAAGTTTGATGCTCAGAGAGAATTGGTCTCTGGACAATCTTGGGGATGGAGATATAAAGTTCGTATTGTAGGAGATTTCTCAGATAAAGATAGTGTTGATGATGGAAATGTTTTTACTGCTGCTGCACTTTTACCTACAACTAGTGGAACAGGTGGTGGAGGAAGAACTGCTCCTGTTAGATTAGCACAAGGTGATATGGTATTGGGTGCATTTTTAGCACCGCCCAAAGGATTCCCTGTTATTTTAATGGCTTTTCCTAGAACAAAGTCTACCCCAAATGCTAATTCTAAGAAAGAAGATCCTGATACTAAATTCGGAATTGAATCTGGATTTGTTGGAAAGATGATTAAAGGTTTGACCGAAGGTTATGAATTTTCAGGTCATGATGATATTATCACACCTATAATAGAAACCGTAGTAAAGAAAGGTGGAGGTGAGACAAAATCTACTCCTAAGGAAGAGTTGAATAATGTTAAGGGTGGGCAGGATGATGAAAATGCTGTTGGTGCAACTCCAGATCCAGAAACTCCATTAACAAATGAAGGTGAAGAGGTTATAAAAGGAAAAATTCGTCCAACTGTTGCAGAAAGACGAGCAGCTAGAAAAGAATTTGATAAGAGACTTGAACAACTTGATAAACAATATAATGGAGCAATTCCAAATTCAGAGTATGATAAAGCATTTGAAGAAACCTTAGGTAGAAAAAATAATCAAACAAATAATAGTGTAATTAAACAAATTGCTAAGGATAATAAACTTTCACCTGATATTGTTGTTGCAGTTGTAGAAAGTGATGATGATTCATATGATGAGATATCCAGAAAATTAAAATATGAGGCTGGAAAGGAACTTCAACTTTATGAATATGGGGAAAATGGTGAACCACCATTTAAATTACCAAATGGTACGAAAAATCCAGAATGGGTCGAATGGAACAAAAAGGAAATGGAATTAGTAAGAAATTCTCCTGATGGTACTTACCTCACATTACAGTAATAAATAAAGTACGGATAGAATTAACATGGCTACTATTTCACCAGCAAGACAAGCAAAAATAGATAAGTATGAAAAGCAACTTGCCGCTTATCAAAAAAAGATGGAGGAAGCTATTGCGAATGGTAAGCCTAAGTCTGGTATACAAAGACGAATCACTAGCATAGAAGAAAAACTTGCTATATTAAGAGGAAGCACATCAAAACCAATACAGTATTTGGGTAAGTGGTATCAACCAGGTGACGAGGGATATGATGATGCAAAAAAAGCAATAACTGAAATTGCTTCTGCTTCAAAATCAATTACAGGTTCAACTACAATTTCAGATTCAAGTTCAACTTCTTTTTCAGAAGACGAACAACAATACGTTGATGCCGATGGAGATGGTGAAACGGATTTGCTTATATTGGGTGGTGATAATTCAAGTTCAAGTTCTGATTCAAGTTCAAGCTCAGTTAGTGGAACATATACTGTTAATGGTATAACATATGATGTTGCCACTGGTGCACCTATTTCTGGTGTTACTGGAGGAAGTACTACAAAAATCTTTAGTGAAACATCAGAAATTCCTAAGTTTCCAAAAAATCCACCTCCACCTCAAGAATTAACCAGTCAACAACTTAAAGCTTACAGAACTCTTATAAGAGATAATCCTCAGGATGAAAAATGGCAGGAGAAAATTGCTGAACTTAAAAATAAATATCCAAGACTTGCAAATGAGCAAAATTTTACTCAACAACAATTAGATAATTTATCTGAGGAAGATTATGAAGCTTATACAAATAGACTTGAAAAATATGGTAAGGTAAATTTTCCTAATGTAACAGCAGTATCACCATCTACTGCAAAAGAGATTCTTACTGCAGATCCATGTAAAGGTAACTTTATAGATGAGGTAGAAGTTCAATTAAATAATTTTATTGATTTAGTAAGTAGAGCACAACAATTTAATCTTGATCTTCCTGGAGAAATAAAGGGTATATCAAAATTAATTGGTAAGGCATCTCAAGGGTTTGTTAGTGGTATTGCTAATGGATTGGCAGATGGGATGATTACTTGGGTAAAAGATGGAATGGATAAGATTGCAGGTGATATATTTGCTGCTTTCCCAAAATTTCAAAAAGCACTTCCTCATGTTATTGGTGCACAATCTGCATTAATACCATTTGTCACAAAAATGTTTGGATCTGTAGATTGTCTTGTGAATAAGGTTACTGGTGCTTTGACTGGTGCTGTTGAAGATATGTTGACTGGAATGGTCAAGAATGTACTGAATGGTCCTGCTTGTGCTATTAATCAATTTGTAGGTGCTATAACTGGTAAAATTAGTTCGTTAGTTGATAATTTTATTTCTCCTGTTACAGGTCCATTAAACAAAGTTCTTGGTGCAGCATTTAAAGTAAAGGATTTTGTTAGTAAGGGAGCTAGTCTATTAAATAAACTTCAAGATCCTTTTGGATGCAAACCAAAGAAACCAAAATGTGTTAATCCTAAGTATAAAATTGATGGTAATGGTGTAAAAACTAAAAGTGATGCTGAACAGCAGAATGTATTGGATAGAGTATTTGATGCAGGAAAGGATGCTATGGATCAAGTAGATGAGAAAAAGGGTGGTCTTCTTGGTGGTGTTAAAAAGAATATAACTAATTTTGAAAAAGAGTATGGTCAATGGTCAATATTTGGAAATAAAGTTGGTGAAGCAACAGATCATGGTCTTGGAACTAATTGTTATACAGGAAATGTATTTAAATGTGGTGCTCCCAAAGTAACTTTATTTGGTGGTAATGGAATTGGAGGTGCAGGAAAAATTCTTCTTGGAAAATTTGTAGATAATCTTGATGTAAATGATATCTATGGTGATATTGAAAGAACTGCTAGTATTGTAGGTGTTGAAATAACTGATCCTGGTGAAGGATATACTGATGAACCACTTGTTTCATTTAGTGACAGTTGTGATAAGGGATATGGTGCTTATGGTCAAGCAGTTGTTGATAAAAATGTAAATTCTCCTACTTATGGGCAAATTACAAATATTGTAATTCTAAGTGAAGGTATAAATTATCCTGTAGATACTCCAGCAGAAACAAAACCAGTTTATATTAAGGAAATTATAGTTGAAAATCCAGGTAAAGGATATGAAGATGCTGTAATTGAGGATGAGTGCTTAACTCTCAATGTTGTTAATGGTGGAATTAAGAGTATTAATGTTAAGTGTCAGAAAGAATATGATAGTATTCCTACAATAAAGATTAAAAATGCTGGATTTGGTGCTGTTCTTCGCCCTATTATGGCAATAGAAAGACGTATAATTGAACAAGATCTTGTTCAATCTATTGATTGTGTGGGTAAACCACTACAACCAGAAAGAGGAAGTTAATAGGTGGCAAATCAAGAGAATCGCACTTGCGATGTACTAAATCAAAAATTAATTATTGAATCTGGATCCGAGGTTGTTGGATATGCTGGAAAGACTGCATATATTATGGAATCTCGAACTGAAGATAATGTATTATATAATCAGAGTTTGCATGAAGGTAGTGGTTTATCCAGACAATATGCAGGTAAGACACTACAGGTAGAGTGTGGTTTTCAAAATAAAGATGAGGAAGTCAGTTATAGAATGATAACTCATCATGGAAGTTATGCTGTTAATGCTGATAAAGGTTCTATTTTACTTAAGGCTGATCGGATTTGTTTAGAAGGTAATGATGTTACTATTAAAGCAAAAAATACAATAAATATCGGAAATCTTGATCGTACAACGGATCAAATCAATCTTAATGCAAGAAAGATCCAAGTCTCACGTAATAATGGTAATTTGGGGGATTGGATGAAAATTAGTGATAAGTATAAAGCATTTGCTAGTAGTTTTGTAAATAATAAATTAGGTTCGATAGGAGCCTCTGCTCTTGGTGGAGGTCTTGGTGGAGGTGGTCTTAAAGGACTTGCTAAAGCTGGTCTTAAAACATATGCTACAGGTGCTCTTGGTCCTGCTGGTGGTTTGGCAGTTGATGCGTTTCTATAGGGGGATATATGACACAATTAAGTAATCAAAATACATGGGCTGGTCAATCAATATTTGAAGATGTTTATATCTATGGAACCCTTCATTATGACTTTAAAGGTGATGCTGCTTTTAGAAATTTAGAACTAGACAGTCTTAAAGTTTTAGGAAACTCAGAGTTTCTTGGTCTTACTACGTTCTATGGTGATGTTGATATTAAGGCTAACTTAGATACAGAATATTTAACAGTAAAGCAGAGATTAGATGTTGGTGTTGGTGGAACAGTATTTACGGGAATTAGTACAGGTGCTGGTCCAGAAGGTGGTAGAGTTGGTGTTGCAAATACAGAACCTTTAGGAAGATTTCAAGTTGGTGGTCCTAATACTACTGGTATTGGTGATGAAGTAATATCTAAAACTTTTATAGTAACAAATGAAGGAATAGTTGGAATTGGAACTACAATTCCAGGTAAAGAAACAGCTGAGATGCGTACTGATCCTGTAACACTTGATGTGAAGGGTAGTGTAAGCATTAGTAAAAATATTTTTGACTCTGCTAAATCTCCAGGTGTAAATGGATATTATTTAAATCAAGATTTAGGTGGAATTAGATGGGTTGAAGCATCTCCTTTGTCATTAGAAGGAATATTTGTTCAAGATGAAGGGATATATCAACCAAATCCTGGAACCGCTAGAACATTCTCAACTTTAAATTTCTGGGGAACTAATAGTCTTGGTGTTGGTACTAATAATGTAACTGCTTTACCTGATATTGATAATCCTACTGCTATTGCCAGAATAGAAAATCAGGATTATTGGGGATATACTACTCCAAATGATATTAATACTCCAATCTATAGGATGACTAATGTTGGTATTAAGAATAATAATCCAGGAGTAGAATTAGATGTAGCTGGTCAAGCTCATGTTACTGGTGATGTTGATTTTGATTCTCAATTAAATGTAGATGGTGATACAACTTTAAACGCTACATTAGATGTAGATGGTAATACAACTTTAAATGCTACATTAGATGTAGATGGACTTGCTACTTTTAATGATCCCACAGACTCTACATTACCTACAAATGGATCTGTTCAGGTAGATGGTGGTGTTGGTATTGTTAAGAGATTAAATGTAGGTGGTCAGACAAAAATTTTAGATACTACTGAATCAACTAATAAGGATACTGGTGCACTTGTAGTTGATGGTGGTGTTGGTATTGAAAAGAGATTAAATGTAGGTAGTGATGCTTTAATTTCAGGAGCTACTGATGCGACTAGTAGTAGCACAGGTGCATTAATAGTAATAGGTGGTGCTGGTATAGGTAAGAATTTCTTTGTTGGTGAAGATGCTGAAATTGAGGGAACTACTGGATCTACTTCTACTAATTCAGGTGCACTTATAGTTGGTGGTGGTGCTGGTATTGCACAGAATCTTTTTGTTGGAAATGATGTAGTAATTGAAGGAACTACAGAATCGAATGATAAAGATACTGGTGCTTTAATAGTTGAAGGTGGTGTTGGTATTGAAAAGAAATTAAATGTAGGTGATGATACAAAAATTGAAGGAACTACTCAATCTACGAGTAAGGATACTGGTGCACTTGTAGTTGATGGTGGTGTTGGTATTGAGAAGGATGTTCATATTGGTGGAACTACTCAATCTGAAGATAAAGATACTGGTGCACTTGTAGTTGAAGGTGGTGTTGGTATTGAGAAGAATGTTAATATTGGTGGTTCTATAACAGTAGCAGATACGACAGTATCCACCAGTTGTACAACTGGTTCTGCTGTTTTTGGTGGTGGTATTGGTGTTGGTGGAACTGTTTATATTTGTGGTGATGCGATAGTTGAAGGAACAACAACATCATCAGATAAGGATACTGGTGCTTTAATAGTTGAAGGTGGTGCTGGAATTGAAGAAAATTTAAATGTTGGTAATAATGCAAAAATTATTGGTACTTTAGAGTTAGAAAACTCTATTATTGATAAGTTAAACAGTGTTGGTTATGATGCTAGTCGTACAAAAAATGATTATAGATTATCTGCTGTAGGTGCTGGTGTATCATGGAGACCTTCTGGTGTAGATACTGATAATTCTATTTGGGTTACTGTTGATGGTGATGATAATAATAGTGGATTATTAGAAGGTGATGCAAAGAGAACTGTTGGTGCTGCTGCATCTATAGCAAAAGAAGGAGATACTATTATTATTCGTTCTGGTAGTTATAGTGAGAATAATCCAATTGGATTGAGAACAGATGTTTCAGTATCTGGTGAAGATTTAAGACTTGTAACTATTATTCCTCAGAACAGAACTAAGGATGTATTCCATGTTAGAAGAGGATGTTTGATACAGAATCTTAACTTCTCTGGTCCTCAAGATGATGGACAAGGTGGAGTTTCATATAATCATCCTGGATGTGCAGCTGCTGCTTTCCCACCATTAGATACTCCTGCTGCTACTGGATATGCTCATACTGGTCCTGCTAATGAGGGTGCTACTGGTAGATGGAAGTCACCATATGTTAGAAACTGTACTAACTTTATGACTGGTAGTATTGGTATGAAGATAGATGGTAATCATGCTAATGCTGATTTTGGTGGTACTAATAATTTAGGACAAGACTTTAAATCATTTG